GTTATCGAAACCGACGGCACCGAGCTCATCGCTATCAAGCGCACCGGGCTATCCGAAGAGGAAAAGGTCGGGCTAGCACTCGCTGATAACCGCACGGCTGATCTCTCGGAATGGGACCAGGAGATGCTCCACCGTCTCTCCGAAGAGCTCGACATCACCGCTTGGTTCAATAGCGACGATCTCGAAGGCATCCTCGAATCCGAGACCGAACAGATCGCGCCAGAAGACTTCGACGAGGTAGACGACGACATCGAAACAGAGCACCGGTGCCCCTCCTGCGGCTACGAGTGGAGCGGAAAGACTTCGTGAGTCAAACCCCTCTTCGGGACGTTTTCAAACAAATCCTCTCTCCTCTGCCTGACCGCGTAGCTATCGCGATGTCAGGGGGTATTGATTCAACCGCCCTCCTGCTCTCCGCTCTAGAGGTAGGGAAAGTCCCTGTTGTCCTCTCTTTTACCTTCGACGGGTTCTACTCAACAGACTTTCTCGCCGCAAAGAAGGTCGCGGATTACTTCGACGTTGACTTCGCCCCGGTTTATCTCCCTACCGATCAGGGAGAAATCCTCGACGGCATACGCCTTTTGACTCAGACCTACAAGCTCAAAAAAAAGGCTCGTATTGAGTGCGCTTTCCCCTTCCTCTACTTAGCGAAAGAAGTCCAAGCCCTAGGGATCAAAACCCTCGCAACAGGTCTTTGCGCTGATGGGCATTTCGGGCTATCAAAAAAAGCGATGATTCATTACCGCTACCCGCAAGAGAAGTTCGACGCCTTCCGCTGCGACTATTTCTCGAACCCCGATGCCGGTGGGCGTAAGGGCATAACTGCCGTATGCAAAGACGCAAGCATCGAGATCGTGAACCCTTATTACGACACACGAGTTTTCAAGCTTTTTATCGGACGTCCTTGGGACGACCTAAACAAGCCGCGACAGAAGGAAGCTATCCGCCGTGAATATCCCGAGCTAGACCGCTTCAACATCCCTCGCCACTCGAACCTTCAACTCGGTGACTCCGGCATTGCAGAACGTTTAGGTGCCGCTGCTATCGCTGCCGTGCCAGGAACCCGCAGCGCAATCGCCGCTTACAACCGCATCCGTTGCCAATGACAAAGCCTTCTTACCTAGTCCCCTCGATGCAAGAGATCGCCGCTCTCCCCTGGAACGGCTACAAGGTCGCCTCTACCTTTTCCGGCGGCGGAGGCTCTTGCCTCGGATACCGAATGGCAGGCTTTCGCGTCGTCTACGCAAACGAGTTCATCCCAGAAGCGCGTAAGACCTACAAAGCCAACCATCCCAATAGCTACCTCGATGACAGCGACATCCGAGACCTTACCCCTGAGCTACTCCTTGAACGCGCCGGGGTAAAACGCGGTGAGCTAGACATCTTTGACGGCTCCCCTCCCTGCTCCGCTTTCTCAACCGCTGGTTCACGCGAAAAGGGATGGGGCAAAGTTAAGTCCTACTCAGACGGCGCTCAGCGCGTCGATGACCTTTTCTACGAATACGCCCGCATCCTCGACGGCGTACAACCCAAGGTCTTTATCGCTGAAAACGTAAGCGGCTTAGTAAAAGGAACCGCTAAGGGCTACTTCAAGCGCATCCTTCAAGCTCTCCGCGACTGCGGCTACAACGTTTCTTGCCGTGTCCTAGACGCTCGCTGGCTAGGTGTCCCGCAAATGCGGAAGCGCACCATCTTTATCGGAGTTCGCAACGACCTAGGCATCGACCCCGTACACCCGAAGCCTCTGCCCTACTCCTACACAATCGGTGATGCCTTAGTCATCCCCCCAGACGACACCACCGCCAAAATCCTCGGACCCGACACTGAGACCTACAAGTTTTGGGTACACACAAAAGCAGGCGACACCCTCGGAAACACCTGCAAGCGCCTAACCGGGCGGAACAGCTTCCTAACGCACTGCAAACAATCTCCGCACGTCGCTGCTAACACCGTCACCCAAGGAATCCAGCAGCTCTATCACTGGACCGAACCCCGGACCCTCACCCTCGGAGAGCTTCGCCGCATCTCAGGCTTTCCCGATGACTTCATCCTTACCGGCACCTTCGCTCAACAGTGGGAAAGAATTGGTAGAGCAGTCCCACCAGTAATGATGTCCAAAATTGCCGCTACAGTCGCAGACGAGATATTGTCAAAGATCTCATGAAAATCCCCCGCAACTGGACTTTTGAAACCCCAGAAGTTGCGACAGGATTTGACCAGCACGTCAGAGAACAGCTCCCCTGGTACGACCTAGCTACCGATGCCATAACGCATCTCGCTAGGCATTACATATCCAAAAACGGACTCGTCTACGACATCGGTTGCTCTACCGGCAACATCGGTCGCGCTATCGCACCAACCCTAAAAGACCGCAGCGCCTCACTCGTTGGCATCGAACCATCCGAGGCGATGAAAGACATCTACGACGCCCCCGGCTCCTTTGTTTGCTCGACCGCTCAAGACCACAAGTACCACCCCTATGACCTCGCCATCCTTTTCCTATGCCTAATGTTCATTGAGCCGCGAGATCGTAAAACCTTCCTCGCGTCCCTCTACGAAATCTGCAACCCAGGCGGCGCAATTATTGTCTTTGATAAGCTCGAACCAGATGCGGGCTATATCAGTACCATTATGTACCGCCTTACCCTGGCTGGTAAGTTCGCCGCTAAAACACCCGCTGATCAAATAATCCATAAAGAACTCTCCCTCGCAGGAGTACAAAGACCAATCTCCCTCTCCGAGCTACCAGGTAACCCCTACCAGTGGTTTCGCTTCGGAGACTTCGCCGGGTACATCATCGAGAAACCAGTCTGATGGCACGTAAAGCAGACCGAGGTGACAACGGCGGACGCGCACCGCGCTCGACTAAAGCCGAAAAGACATACAGGATCAACCGCGTCGCAAGGCTCTTCGCTAACGGTGCCGTGCGCTCTGAGGTCCTTGTTTATGCCGCGAATGAATGGGGGCTCTCCGAACGGCAGACGGATCAATACATCCGCTGGGCGAACGATGTCATGGTTAAAGACTTCGACATCGACCGTCGGACCTTTACCGCAGAGCTAATGTCCCAGCTCGCAAGCCTTCAAAAGGAAGCCCGAAAGAACAACCAGCCGCACGTCGCTCTTGGCTGTATAAACACGATGGCGCGGATCGCGCACGTCCTAGAGAGCGGCAAATGAGCATTCTCGGGACCGTATCCCTCGGCTCTGTACTAGACGCCCCGGAAGCAGGCGGCAGCTATAGCTCGGAGACGTACAACGAAATCATCGAGAGACTCGAATCGGCTCTGACCGGACCGCAGCGTCAGGTCTACGACGCCGACAACCGATTCAAGCTGCTCTGCTCTGGTCGTCGCTTCGGTAAGACCTACCTATGCGTAACCCGCCTGATCTGTTGGGCTCTCGCTAAGCCGAACAGCCTGAACTGGTATGTCACCGCTAACTACCGGATGGCAAAGCAAATCGCCTGGCGACTCCTGCGAGATATGACGCCACGGGATCTTGTCGTCAAGCAAAACGAGTCGAGCCTGAGCGTCGAGCTAATCAACGGCAGCCGGATCGAACTCAAGGGCGCAGAAAACGAGGACAGCCTGCGCGGCGTAAGCCTTTCAGCTCTCGTCGTCGATGAAGCGGCATACGTCAAACAAGAAGCCTGGGAGATGGTCCTGCGCCCCGCGCTCTCCGATCAAGGCGGTCCTGCCTGGTTTATCAGCACCCCTGCCGGTCTTAACTGGTTCCACGATCTATGGGAACAGGCGCAGGAGCAAAACGACTGGCGCACCTTTTCCTACACGACCATCGAGGGCGGCAACGTCCCCGAAGAGGAAGTCGAAGCCGCACGCCGCACGCTTGATGAGCGCACCTTCCGTCAGGAGTACCTAGCCAGCTTCGAGACCCTCGCTGGACGCGTCTACCCTGACTTCAGCGATGACAACATCTCCGAAGATGTCAAAGACACCGGCGGAGAAATCTATTGGGGCACTGACTTTAACGTTGGCATCATGGCTGGCGTTCTGGCTTCTCGT